ACGCCTTGTTACCGATGTACATACGCCCGTAACCCTTATCTACAGGACCAGTCCATGTCCAACACCCATTAGAATCTTTACGGATGTTCTTCCAAAACTTATCCTCAGGTAGTTTTGACTCATCAATAATATGCAACATGCCATCACGTTGCATTTGTTTGTAATGCGCTGAGCATAAGCCCTTAGCCACAGATGGCTTATTACAAACGGGACCCCGACACATACTCATATAGACCTCCTTGGACAACGCCACGATTGCGTTGCAAGATAGTCTAACTCAGGTTCGCCCCCTTATTCCCAAGAGGAGTCAGTACGGAAACATGGGATGTACTGCAAGGGAATAAAGGGGAGGAAAGAGCCCACCACAGAAAGGGTGTTGGCAGGCACCTGGTTATCTTTCCTTACGTCCTTTGTTTGTAGTTTTCCGTCTTTCTACGGCGGTCAACTGGGTGGCCTAGTTTTGCTAGATGCCTAATTCTTCCATAAATGGTTTGGTGGCTACGCTCAAGCATGTTAGCAATGTTAACTGCACGCTCCCCGTTATTCCAGCTTGCAACTAGTTGCTCATCTTCTTCTTTGGTCCAGTGCCTTGAATGGCGCTTTTGACTTCCGTAGATTGTGAACATCAGTCTTTCAGGGTCTAACTCATATGCATTGGCTAAGAGGGTTAAACCAATTTTTGGCTCAAGGTGACCATCAACCATCAACTTAAGGATTACCTTAATATCAAGAGTTGCGACGGTTTCATATTCGCATTCCATTATGCCCTCTCTCACTTAACTCGTAGTTGTGAGTACGGGGTCTTGCTTGTTACCTGATCAACAACCTCAGGCTTAATCTTGCCAAGGGTTACAGCTGAATCAAACAGGTTGGTCTTAACCGCCGGCTCAGTAACTTGCTTAAACACTGCTGAAGACACCAAGTCTTTAAGTGCATCAGCATTGAATGATCGCCGTTCAGCGACTACTAGAGAGACAACCTTTCCATCAACCTCGATCTTGTCGCGGCTGGTCTCAACCATCTCTGACTTGATGCTCTCTTCAAGAGACTTAAGCATCTCTTGCGAAGCTTCAATAGAAGATTTGATGGATAGGTAGTTTCTTACTGTGTTTTCTAATGTGGTTTCCATGTCGGTTACCATACCTTTCTATTTGTGTTATTACAACTTTTTATTTAAAGAATCCAACCAAAGCGTGTGTAACTACTTTTGGTAGTTCTAATACATTGTTTAATACAACGTAATGATCAGCACCCTTATCCTTAATGGTGTCTTCTATGCCCCAGCCAAGGCCTGCAATAATAAAGTACCTGCCTGGAACACACCATGGCCTAACATCATTGATGTCAGACCACTCTCCGTCTGTGAGTATTACCACTAGATGAAAGTCCTTATCACATCGTTGACCTGTCATAGCACTAAGCGCCGTGTATGGTGATGTGCCACCAGTTGCTCCGACCTTAATAAAGTCAACATCCATATCAGCAGACGCAACCATTCTTACATCATCATTAAAGGTAGTTATAGTGCATGGGATATTTAAGTGGTCACATGCTTTTCTAATACCCATTGCAGCGATAGACAATGATTCCATGAACCCACCCATTGACCCTGACGAGTCAAGCAGCACGGACACGGACAAATTATGACCATTACCCCCACTCCCATCAAGACCAGACCAGTAATCAGTGTCACCAATCTCCTTAGTCATAAAGGCAGTTGGGTCAAGTACCCCTTGCTCCATATGGAATGTCCATGCTGGGTCAACTTGAACAACTAATTGCTCAAGGACATTGATCATCCCATTGCAAACTTGCTTTGAGTCATCTACCTCAGAGGGGCTCATACGAGTAATGGTCTCATCAGGTAATACCTCACGTGATAGTACTTCGTTGATCTGAGACATGAACTCATGTACTTCGTCCTTAGAAACTGCTTCTGTATTTTTAGTAACTTCGTCATTGATTAGGTTTTCTAATTCCTTATCAGGGTTACCTTTACTACTACCTTTATTGCCATTGCTCGGTGTCTCACCACCGTCGCTAGCATCATCAGATACCTTAGGTGCTTCAACACCTGTTTCGCCAGTGGCACTGTTTTTCCTCTCCCTTGGCTTTTCTAATTCGTAATGTTCAGGCATTGGAATTGTCCCTGGCTTAACCGTGGTACCTTCAAACGTTGCCCAATTGTCATGACCATCAGTTGGGGAGGAACCAACACCCCAAAGAATCATGTATTGAGCAAACTCAACGACACACTCAAACATCTCAATGTAATCAGTTGACCGACGGTAACGCATAACACAATCGTTGATGCGATCAATCAAGTGTGCGTACTTGTGACCGTCAGCAGCTTCCCTAATCATTAGGCGGATCTCTTTGGGCAAGTAGGTTCTACCAACAATGTAAGGCCAGTTGCTACCCGCGTTGTCAAGGTTAAGAACAACCTTTAACACAAGGGTTGTAAAGTAACTAGCCATAACGGGTGAGGTAGTACACATGGCAGTTTCCATACGCTGGTCTTCAAGGACATTCCATGCTTTGTGTAACTCATGTACTTCCATGATGCGCCCCTTATCTTCACCAAACTCTTCAAGAGTGCATGCTCTATCTTTAATTGGGTGCCCAAGTTTGATCAACTCAGTTAATAAGCCACCGTAAGGAACTGTCCACAAGTTATGCCCACCTTCGTGGTACATAACTCCCTTGGTTAGATGTATCAGTTCAGCAACCGCGTCTTCGTCATGCTCTCTGTATACCGCAGGATTAACAGAGATACTTATTGACTTAAAGTCTGTAGAGCCGGACGCTATTGGTGTCATTGGTCCGTAATTCTTTGTGCTGATTTTGACTGGAACATTAACACCCAAACTCTGTAGCACTACCTTAGATAGATTGCTTACACCAATCGCTAACGCAGAACCCTTACGGCGTATTTGAACAACTTTTGATGCGGCTGGGTTGTCTCGCGTAGCTGCATTGTTAAGGATGTAGTTAGCCATTGACGAGGCACTTGTCTTTGCACTATCAGTGTCTCGCTTAAGCTTTCCACGCAGTCGTGAACGAGCGTTGGCTAGTTCTTTCTTAGAGAGAGTTGTACAAAATTGGTCAATCTCTTCGTTGTCATCGTCAAACAATTCGTAATCCATTGTTCCTCCTAATTGTTAGTTACTTAGACTCAGTGGTCTCAGTGTTGAGCATCAATCGGATACTTCTATCCTCAATCAATGTCTCAACAATGACCCGCTCACTCTTGTTGGTAAAGCGCCCGCAGAACGCCCACAGTGAGAACTCCACACCCAACATGGCAATATCACGCTCTAACCGCTGTAAGGCACTAGTACCGATTGGTGTAGTTATCGCACGTGTCTCTCTAGCAGTACGCAATGCCTTACCCATTAACCTGATTGCTGGAGACTTGACAAGCTTTGACTCAACATCTTCGTCGTAATCCCACGGTAACCAGGTGAACCGTGCGGCGAATGCTTCATTAGTCTTGCTCATACCAGCATAACCAGGGTTATAAGTGGCTAAGACCCATAAGTCCTTACTAGCCGTAACCACTTCGGGCATCTTGCCACCATGGCCGTCATCGACCGGCTTCCGGATATTAACAAACTGATGCCTGTCATCTAATAGCGGGTGTAAGCCAGCCGTAACGTTACCAGGCATAGCGTTAACCTCATCTAAGTAGAGGATGCCACCGAGACGAGCAGCCAGTGCAACAACTCCCTCCATCCATACCAAGTTGCCACTCTCATCAGGACGGTACTGCCCAAACATATCGTGGTCAGTAATGGCATTGGTACCAGACAGGGTTAGCACGGGGAGAGGCTTGCTAAGCCCCATTTTCTCGCTGACCTTATACGCCATAACATCAACAAGCATTGTCTTACCTGATGCTGTGTCACCCACAAGGCCAACAGATGTTGCGTAACCTTCAGGCCTGTCGCCCCAATAAGCCAACAACGCATTGATATCTGTTATGCCACCTGGCAACTTGCGTGATACATACTTACTCAATAAGCCTGGACGATTAGGTCGGAACCTATCAAGTGCTGGGTCATCAAGAGATTCAATTTGAGTCTTGGACACGATCACGGTTGCAGTGGGTACTGGGGCAATTGGGGTTGATGCAAGCCTGCGCACAGCGCCTGCAATATCCAATTGCTTAGGGATGATAAGTGTCTCACCGATGCCAGAGATATCAATACGCATTTTGCGCTGATCCTTATGGCCGTCAGGAAACACTGTCGGGTCAATGACCTTACCCGTCAGACCTTTATAAGGTCCTGAAGTAACGATCACTTCCATGCCCTCAAAGAGGGCTCTTGCTGAAACCATGGTGGTTCTCCTTGGTGTTGTTTTTGTTTTATCTTATGGGTATAAGAACACTAAAAGTGTTTTTGTATTAGTGACTTAGGTCACAACGGTTTAACGTTGATCCCTAAGCCATAAACTAACTCCTCCAAAATATCAATGGAAGAGTTAACGGTGTCGTCGTCGTAGTCAAACCGAACCGACTCAAGAAGATTGACTAACGCCCTTACTTCTTCGTCGGTAAATATGACCACGGTGATGTCGCCACCAGCACGTGATGATTTGATAATTGGCATGATGCCTCCTAACTGTTAGCGGTAACTGTCGATGATGCCATCTTGTACCTCTTCTAATAAGAACTCACCCTTGCCATCAATGATCTCTCCTGATGAAAAGGCCTTGTTCTCTAATAAGGCCCATAGTCGTTCGTCAATCGTCCATGAGCCATTGATACTTGCTACACATATCTCCACATCCACATCGTTAGTCTGACCTATCCGATGTAGTCGGTCCTCTGCTTGCATAAGCGCCGCAGGTGACCAAGGTAACTGTGCAACAAGAACATGATGGTTAATACCATCTCCGTGGAGTGTGAGGCCAACTCCAACTGACATTATTTGTCCGACCAAGACTCTCGCCCTGCCGCTTGTAAAAGCTTTAATGGCTTCTTTCTTTTCTTCGTCATCCATAAGCCCATTGAATGCAACGACCCCATACTTGTCTAACCCTATGCGTAACTTATCCATGAGGTCATGGTGCTCTGCAACAATGAACACACCGTGCCCCTTAGGCAACGTATCATTGAGTAACTCTTTAGTGCGGTCAATGATTCCCTTAGCCTTACATACACCAGCAAGCTTTCGCATGGTTGTTAGTTTGACCAAGGCTTCGTTACGTGCCGCCGCACGCCAGTCCTTGCCCTCACCTGCTAGGTAAGCAACAAGACTCTGTTCTGCTAGTAGGTAATCTTTGACAGCCTTACCTTGTCCCTCAATATGAATGGCAGTGCGTCCCTTGCTAGGTAGGTCAAGCACTTCAAACCTACGCTTACGCAACATGAACCCCTCAATCATTGCGGCGTTGAGCCCCAGTGAATCATTGTTAGCACGCTTGCCAAACTTATTTAACTTACCGTTGTCATCCCTAAGCACAGGACAGTAGTAGGTATAGAACTTACCCTTACCACCGATTGCAGCCCACGCCTCATCACCAAGAATGTCTAACTGTGATCCCATCTCCTGGTTACGCCCATTAGGTGTAGGCGTACCTGACATAAGCACACGGTAGTTCTCAATTGAACTAGCCAAACGTATGACCGCTCTAGTTCTACTTGATGATGGTGTTTTTTCACGGTGAGCTTCATCCACAACAAGAGTCTTAACTTTACCAATAAGGGTAAAGGGATCTTCTGTAGGTAACTGTGCCCAAGCATCAATGGTGGCGTCACCAATGATGTAGACATCCGCAGGCTTAAGTTTGTGTGTCTTCATTCCCTTAAGAACTTCCACAGTAAGGAATGGAGCAAACTTCTTTATCTCCTCCTGCCAGGTGTACCTCAAGGATGGGGGGACAACTACGACTGCTGGTGTATCACCAACGGTCTTGGCAGCAGCTATTACTGCTATTGCAGTTGCCGTTTTACCTAACCCCATATCTAAGGCAAGGTAAGCACTACCCTTGTCTAATACAAACCTAACCGCTTCCTCTTGATGCGGTAACAACCCAATTGACAGTGCTGGAAGATGAGTGATTGCTGGTAGTACCTTTGCAGGGACGCCAAATAACATCTCGTCTAATTCCATGGTGGTTCTCCTTGTGGTGGTGGTTCATAACAACTTATCGCCAATCGTTCCAATCGTCAGACTCAAGAGCAACTTCGGTTGACCAATTTTGTTTGGCTCTCCATTGCATGTACATAGTCGACACAACAAAATTGCCTAGTGCCACTAAGAACATAACAAAAGCCATAAGCCTAACTAGATTGTTGTTGTTACTAACCGTTAGGTTCCCAAAGAGATACAGAGTAACCATCTGGTACCCGTATCTCATCATTGCGTATTTCTTTGGTGTTAGTTGGATGCTTTGCATTTTTCTTCTACTTCTTTCTTGCACTCGTCTAGCATGTTATTTATATGCTCTTCAAGCAGGTCGTAATACAACTCAGGATTATCTTCATCATATGTAAGTTCGTTGTCATCTGGCCATTTCCCATTTGACTCATGGATTACTTTTCCGTTACTGATACCCACAGCACCAGCAAGCCCCATGCCACCTTCTCTAAAGGTCATAACAAAGGTGAGCATTGGGTACTTCTTAGAGATGTTGAGCATTCCCTCAACAGGAGGTGACCACGCTGTTTCAAAGTAAAAGTGGAGGGTGTTGTCGCCTTCCTCAGTCATATGGGTTGAAGAGTCACCCCATTTGGTGCCCCATTCAGCAAGAGCCCAGTCATACCATGACTCATACCCAGTTTTAGCCTTGTTGATGAACCTTTGGTGAGCCATATTTTCCATGTACTCAGGGTCATTCCTGTATACCTCAACATTGTTTTCAACCAATTGTTTAGGCGTTGGGTGAAGTGTTTCAAGCAATCCTTTTTCAGGGTCGTTGATTACCTTAAACTTAATATCCAAAATGGATAAGACGTTTCCGGTTATGGTTAACTCGTTTTCACACCAGTTTGGCATGTTATACCTCCTAATCGTTAGACGCGGCCACGGTTGCAACCTTGGCTCGTCCTGCTTGCCGTTTAACAATGCGTTTTACAGCATCTACTTGCTTTTCACTTAGTGTTCTAGCATCATCGTGGATTGATATGACGCTATTAGCAAACGTAACCTCCCAGTGATTGAGTGTTTCAATAACACTTCTTAACTGGTTTACAATCACAGCTTGTGACGCTAGAACATGTGGGTCTGCTGGCATAGCCAACAAAGCCCTAATTAACACACTTGCTTTTCCTGAATTCTCAACAGGGAGCATCGCCTTAATACTGGCGTACTCGTCGCCCTCTAGTTGAGACTTGTGCTCCTGCCACAGCCTTCGGATGAGGCTCTTTTGGTGCACAGTTACCTCTGCCATTACCTATTCTCCCACCGTGCTACTGCGTCTTTCATGGATTGCTCTCGTAAGTCGTCAACCCAGGCCTCATAACAGTCAGGGCATTGGTTATGGTCACCTTCGGTAATCATGTCTTTTGTTATCGCAAACATGTCATCTATACCTTTATAACGAGCCAACACCCATGCAAGTACTTCCTTGGGTCTGTATACCTCATGATCCTCTAGGTATTCGTCAACCAACTCAGCAAACTCAGCAAGGACACGTTCATGTGTGTGTGATACACAGGTGACCCATCCTTCTGATTCTTCGTATGCCACCTCAGGGGTACTAAATCCCCCAGCGTCTACATACCCAATGATGTCTTCTCTCTTAGGTAAATACGCAGAGACTTCACCATCAGTATCTATGTACCCAACGATTTTGTTATCCATTACTCAACCTCACAGTCGTGTCCGTATAACCATTCGGCATGGTCAATTTCATTAGTGTGATCAAATCTTCGATCACATTCAGCACACCTGTCAACAAACAGATGACCCCACCCGTCACAGTGAGTGCACTCAACGTAGTCTGTGACACCATTCCACGTACCACCGTGCCCCTTACAGTCAGGGCATAGTTCTTTAGTTGTAGTAATACTAAAACTCACAACTACCACCTTTCTCGGTATGGGAAATCATCAGGCATTGGTTCGGGCTCGGTATAACTTGCCCAAAAAGATCCAACAGACTGCTCGTAGTCAGCAGTACCTTCCCAAACTTCAGTACTGCAATGGATGTCTGCCTTGAGTAAAGGGCTAGCCCATTGCTCATAGTGCTCCCAATACATATCACTACCTGCAAACAACTCACAAGCAGTGTCGTAATCATCTGATGCTTTGCAGGCATCTTGAAATGGTTGTTCTAACCATGCGTCGTAACCCATAGGTAACTCCTAACCGTTAGGATGTGGTAAAAATTCTGAACGACTAGGCACACTAGATGCCCAATCCTCTTGTTGCATGAGTGCTGAAGTAAATACTTCTAAGGCTTCCTTAACTCCACACTCACTGCATACTTCGGTAACGTTATCCGTACGGCTAATCGCCCCAGGATATTTGCCACGCTCAGAGGGGGTCGGAACCCCCCCTAAGCATCGCGGGCAAGTGTGGTCTGGCAAAGACCACCTCATGCCTTAACACCCAACTCATTAATTGCATTGACCCATGCCTG